CCACCTTGCTCCCGAGCGGAAGGAACTGCCCGTTCAACTCGATGGCGCCCCAACCCTTTTCGGCGTCGGGCTCGACAATCCCGAGGAAAATGGCCGTGTAGTAGAGGCAGGAATTGAAAGCGTTCTGCCAGCCCAATACCCAAGATTGGAGTTTCGAAGTGCGGCCAGCAGCGGCTAGAACAGCATCCGTGGCCGTGCGCTGTACCGTGGCCTCGGTCACCATCGGGGCGGCGGAAAGTTCCTTGCCTTTGGACTCCATCCGGTCGAGCTCAAGGCGCAGCGAATCCCAAGCCTCACCCGTCGGCTCAACGATGTTGATGCTCGCGTTTTCGTTCGGGGAGATGAAGAAGTTCTCCGGTCCATCGGCCAGAACTCCGGTGCCGAAATCTTCGGGACGGAACCCCGCCGCGTACTTCACCGGGAAGGCCGCGAGATTGTGCGAGTTGTCGAGCGCGGACATTTTTCGATAGTGCGCGATGGTGAGATGCGCCAAGTCAAGATAGGGCGGCGTCGCCATGAACGGAGCTGCAAGACTCGACGGGCACTCGGTCAGGGGAATGTCCACCTGTGGCCGCATGAAGCCCGCCTCGGTCATCGTCCACTCGCCTTCGAGTTCCGTCTGCTTAACCGGCGCCCAGACTTCGAACCGAACGTAGCGGGACTCGTCGGTTTTGAGCGCGTCCGGATTGCCGGCGATAAGCTTGCGGACCTGAACAGCGCCGTCCGTCCATTCGCGCAGCCGGACCCAGAGAATCCGAACATTTCGGCCCCGCTTCCCCACCTTCCAATCGATGACGTTGGCGGGCGAATACCGACGCCAGAAGGGCGCTAGATGAAGGGCCTTTTCCTGATCCTCGGTAAGCAGCTCGTCACCGGGGCGAGAGGGGTAATCGACCAGAACAAAGTCAATCCCTTCAGCAACACTCGTCTCGGCAACCTCTTTGCCGAACACCTGGAAGTCGGAGCCCTGTCCGTCCACGTCGAGGAGGAAATCTTCGAGCTTCGCTGGCGTCTCGGCGGAAGTCTTCGCGGGCTTAGCAAACGCCCGGCCGGCGGCATCGTCCACCGCTTCGGAGAACATGTTCGTCAACCGCGACTCATCGACCCGATTCTGGTAGGGATCGATGCTCTGGCCGCCAACTATGCGCTCCTTCTCTGTCGGATGCCGGCGCAGATACTTCGCCTCGCGCACCGCTTCGATTCCCGTTTTGAGGTGCCGACAAATAAGACGCTTCTTTTCGAGCGCGAGATACTTTTCGGAAGGCTTGTTGATATCCGACGTAGCCATGTCAGGCTCCAAAGATTCCAACGGAAGAGATCGCAGTCGCGCGTAGATTAGCCGCCATTACCCGATAGCGGGTTTCGTCGAAAACATGATCCTCAGCGTCGGTATCCACGTCATCCGTCTTGCGCGAGTCGCGCGGCAGAGTCGGAAGCGTTCGAATCGCGTGGCGGCAGGTATCGAAGAAAAACAGCCCCGGAGATTCCTGTGGCGAGGCCAGCGATGCCTTGAGGTATTGGCGAACGCGCTCGAGCCCGTTAGCGCGCGAGCCAGGCCCCTTCTCAGAAGGCTCCCACCGGACGCCAACGCGCTCCATGTCCGAGGCGATAGACGTGCCGTTCTCCACCGCGAAGATCGCGGCATCGGCCGGCCCCGGACGGACGCGACCGCGCAAGCCCATCGCCATCTCGGCAGCCAAGACCTCCCGCGCTACTTCGGTAGCGATCTTCCGCGAGCCCTCGTTCGCCTTGCCGTTCCATCCGTACAGTTCTGCAATGCGAATCAAGCTCTTGGGCGCAAACGCTCGCTTGACGCCCGCCACCTCAACCTCTTCGCCGTTTGACTCCGCCCACCAGCCGACGGAGAACGGCTTCGAGGAGCCCCAATCGAAAGAGCGGTCAATGCGCCAGCCGGCCGGGATCTGAAAAGGCGGCACAACGTGCTTGGCCGCGCTCCAAACGTCGTCCAACGCGCCACCCGCGACGATGTTCCAATCGCCCTCCAGCCACGCCCGGACCAACTCCTCAGAGCCCAAGTCTCGCAACCGATTCGCATAGCCCGGATCGGACTGCGCGAGGATCGGGTTGTCGGAGAGGAGGGACGGGATAAATACGCGCGTCTCGCCCGTCTTGGGATCGATGATCGGCGTCATCGGCGGCGCCGGGTCAATGTAGCGGGACTTCACCCAATTGTGCCCAGGACCGCCAGGGTTCGCCGTGGCGCGCACGCCAACCCGCACGCCATGGGCAGAGCGCACCGTGGCGATCATGCGTAGCAGCGGCTTCTCATCCGGCCAGTTCGTAAGCTCTTCCGGGTAGAGTCGAGAGTATGAGTGACCTTGATACGACTCGGCGGCGGTAACGTCCCATAGGTGACGAAAGCGCAGGATCGAACGCCCCGGAGATGTCCAAGTCTTGACCGTTCCGTTCCAGTCCCAACCGAGGCGACGATAGAGCTGGTGACTCCGGGCGATGATGTCTTCGAGCTGCGTCGCCTCTCGGCGGACCATAATCCCGCGAGCGGCTTCGCCGTATTCGCCGGAGTGCTTGCACCAGTCGCCAAGGATCGCGTCACTCTTGCCCCCGCCTCGGGCTCCGCCGAACAGAACCTCGAACGCAGGACAGGACAGGAGCGACTCCTGCGGCCCGGATTGGGGAACCCAAATTAGCTCCCCTTCTTGTACCGACGCTGCCATTCGCTCATGTCATCGATTGTCGGTGGGACCACGAATACGGCGGGACCGAGCGGCGAGCCGTCCGGATTGGCGATTCGCTCCAGGAAGTCGCCCGACGCCTTGCCGAGCAGTTCTGAGGCACGGAGACGGTCTTTGGAATCGAAGTCGGGCAGTTCTCCGCGAAAGGCTTTCGTCCAGAACTCTTGCCGTTCCTTGCGGGTAGCGACCAGCGGATCGCTCTCTTGAAGCTTGAGAACGGCGGCAGCGATATGCGGTTTCCTCAGAAGGGCAGAGCCTTGCGTTGCGGCGGCCTGAGCGGTTTTGTTTTTGTATCCGGCTAGGCGAACAGCCTCGGCCGCATTGCCGGCGGCGGCGCCCATGTACGCCTCGACAAACCGGCGCTCTTTCTCGGACAGGCCGGAGACTTTCGGCAACTACCGCCCCACCGCCCGCGACCTAGGCATTTCCGTAGCCACGACAATCGACGGCTCCTTCGGCAACGGAGTCCACGACGTAATGGCGACCGGGTGCATAACCTGCGCGGAGAGCTGATCCTGAATCGAGAGCAGATCGCGGAAGGACCGAACGCCACCGGGGATTTCGACGTGCGTGGTGATCGTGCGTTCGATTTCGTGCGAGTCGCGGTAGCGGGCGACGATGAAATAGCCGTCGGTCGCGAGGAGTGGCGCAGGCTCAGCCGGAGCGGCGAGCGCGCCGAGGAACGAATCGATGGCAACCGAAGCCCCGCGAATGGAGATCCGCCCTTCCGGCCCCTCGAGTTCGACCAGGGCAGTCGAGCCGATGGCTTCGATCCGATTCACCTCGGACCAGGCGTTCAACGTCTGTCTCGATTGGATTCGTACACGGACCCCCCTCACTTCGAAAAAGAAGTGGAGCGGCCCCCAGCCGAAGTTAGGTTGCGCCTAACGGGTTAGGAAGTCAAGAACTTTCTCGCTTCGAACCGATGCTAGACGAATGCTAGCGAGATGCTTGTCCGATGCTTCCACCCTAGCGCAAGCATTTGTGTGCATCGCGCAAGCACTTTGCACCGCGCTCTGTCTCTCCCTCTGGTAGTTAAAGAACCTAGATAAGAGCTTTGCTTTTAAAGCTTCTAGAAGCTCTAAAGCGCGCGCGCGTACCATTACATGCGCGATGGCTATTCGCGCTTGAACGGAATCAAGTTCCCGATCTTGTCCGTGGCTATTGCGTAGTCGATTTCATCGTCGGCCTCGAGTTCGCGTAGGCATTCGGCCTCGAAATCGGGATCTCTTTCTCCGGCGCGCGAGGATTTCGCAGGATCGATTTTTTCTTCCGGCTGAGGCTCCGCTATCAGTTTCAGATTTTGAGAGCTTGGCGGTGCCTTTCTGTTTTTTCTAGGCGTATTCGGTTCGTCGGTCACGGTCGCGTTTTCACTCCGGCTCCGGAATCCCTGAATCCGCGTAGTAAGAGCACTCCTTCGCCATCCGCTTCGCCTTGCCGGTGCTTAGGGGGCTCGGACTGTTCGCGCTGAACGTCATTCGAAAGCCGCCGGCCTCGAGCTTCGAGCGCACGACGGTGAATACGATGGACAGGTACGTGGCCCCGACCGGGCGATCCGTCTGGATCAACGTCTCGTTCGCCACCGTGATCGGCGTTACGTCCTTCGGGTAGAACGTGGCGACGCATTCGAGCGCGCGGGACCATACGGCATCCGCCCTCTCGGCCGGAACTTCAAACGAGA